GAGTTCTGCACGCAGAGCAACGAAGAAAACGGTACTCCTTTTAAAATAGTTTTTAAAGAAAATGCCACCAATACAGAAATCAAAATCGTACAAAAATATCTACAGCAATGGTGTAAGTTAAACAAGTTTCCTATACGCATTTTCAAGATCGTTCGCAATGCTTTCAAATACGGCGATAGTTTTTTTGTGCGTGATCCAGAAACACAATCGTGGATGTATGTAGATCCAGCCAAGGTAGACAGGATCATCGTGAATGAATCAGAAGGTAAAAAACCTGAGCAGTATCATATCAGAGATTTCAATCCCAACTTCGAAACATTGGCAACTACAGCTATCAATCCCAGCAATCAGCAAGGTGGTGGAAGCCAGTTTGGTGGAGCTTATGGGTCAGGCGGAGGGGGAGCAGGCGGAGCCCGCGGCATGGTAGGGTCATTTCCGACCAGCACCAACTCCAGCAGATTCACACAGAATCAAAATCAGTATGCGATCGATGCAAGACACGTGATACATATCAGCATGAGCGAAGGTTTGGATAACAACTTTCCATTTGGTAACAGCTTGATGGAGAGCATATTCAAAGTGTTCAAACAAAAAGAATTACTGGAAGATGCTGTGCTGATCTATCGTATACAACGAGCTCCGGAACGCAGAGTATTCCATATCGATGTGGGGAATATGCCCAGCCATTTGGCAATGGCATTCGTGGAGCGTGTAAAAAATGAAGTAAATCAGCGACGTATTCCAAGCAACACAGGCGGAAGCCAAAGTGTCGTTGATGCCAGTTACAATCCGTTGAGTGTGAATGAGGATTACTTCTTTCCGCAAACTGCTGAAGGTAGAGGATCAAAGGTTGATATCCTACCAGGCGGGCAGAATTTAGGAGAAATTGATGACCTTAAATATTTTACAAACAAATTATTCCGTGCTTTGCGTATACCAAGCAGCTATTTGCCAACCAGCGCAGACGATGGTGGAAGCAGTTTCAATGATGGCAGGGTAGGTACTGCTTACATACAAGAACTGCGATTCAACAAATACTGCGAACGTTTGCAAAGTTTGATGAACGAGCCATTTGATTCAGAGTTCAAGTTATATCTGCACAATAATGGCATCAATATCGACAGCAATATTTTCGATATCAAATTCAATCCACCACAAAACTTTGCCAGCTATCGCCAATCAGAAATGGATACTGCTCGTGTCAACACATTCAGCACCATGGCAGCTGTTCCTTATATGAGTAAAAGATTTGCTATGGAACGATTCCTTGGACTAACCAAAGAAGAAATCGCCACAAACGAAATGCTATGGAAAGACGAAAATATTGCAGATGATCAGTATCTCAGTGCCAATGCTGAACTAAGATCCGCCGGCATCACCGCCAACGGTATGGCTGGAGATATCGGAAGTCTAGGATCAGCCGGCGAACCGGATATGGAAGTTACAGATAGTGATATGGAATCGCCCGACGGAGCAGGAGGCTTGCCAGACGAAGCTCCTCCTGCTGCATGATTGGTAAATACACTACTATGATGCTAAGAGAATTTATTTATTTTGACAGAGATCATCCAGGCCCGCAAGATGACAGCAGATATTTGGACCAGAATGATACCGCTAATGTTCTTAAAAAAACAGATCTACGGAAAACCCGTTTGACATTGCGAATGATCAACGGCATAAGATTAGCCGGAGAAGCACATAACAAAGAACGAAAAACAGAGCTGGGTCTTATACGCAAGATGTATGCTGCACCGCCGGCAGAACCGGCGGTGTAATTGATGAAACATACATTATTAATAGGCGATTCTCATACTGGAATTTTTCACGGACAACCAAATATTGTTGTTTATGGGCACGACGACGGATTATATACGGCACGCAACTACGGAGAACTTGTAGATCAACCGGATTCAAGATTAAACGGATTTTATCAAAGTTTTAAAGGATCCGAAACCGATGTAATTTTATGTATTGGTGAAGTTGAAATACGAGCGCATTGGTGGAAACATATACCAGCCGAGCATGTGAATGGAAAAGATTTTAAAATTTATATAAAAGAATGTGCTGAAAGATTATATCGAGCGATTAAAATCACAGTGGATCGTTACGAGTTTTCTAGTGTCCTGCTATGGGGAGCTCCGCCGGCTACCGGCAACACCAACTACAATCCAGCATGGCCGTTTATTGGCAGTGTATCTACTAGAAACATACTAACGCATCTTTTTAATCACGCTATTATAGAATGCTTAAATCAAGATCCTACAGAAAAACGTATTAAGTTTGCTACAGGTTTTTATGATTATATCGATCCCGAAACCTTTTTACCTACCTTCAATATTCCATCGGACGGAGTTCATTGGTCATCCCCTCTTAGAGATTTTGTATGGAATATTGTTAACAAACTGTTAACTGAAGACTATCAGGTGTATGCAAATCCACTGTTCGATCAATTAAAATCTCAAACATTTAAAATATCTAGTACCACCGCCTCTACGACGTGGTTATATGATACTTGGATTTTGAGTAAAAATTTACAAAATCCTCAGGACCACGATAGAAAAATCACAGTCAACGGCGAAGACTACCATTTGATTAGATTAGAAAAACGCGATGTTTTTCCAGAAACATATACAGAACTTTGCTTGGCTGTAAACACATAATATAATTTTTTGATTAAAAGACTAAATATTTTTAACAAAGAATACAACAATCCGATGCAAATTTCTCTATAATAGTCAAAAACGACTCGTTTTTGGCCTATTTCGTGCGCCATATTAAAAATGTTATAAATACAACACAGCCTTGCCGCAACCAATTTTAAGGAGAACCCCGCAATGTCTACCAAATTTGAACAGTTGTTAGACTATCTAGTTAATGAGAACATGGAAAAAGCTAATGAGCTATTCCACGAGATCGTTGTAGAAAAGTCTAGAAGTATATATGAAAATCTAATCGCAGAAGAAGACGAAGAAGAAATGGATGAGTCCATGGAAGATGATGAGGAAATGTCTGAATCTGAAGAAGATGATGAAGAAATGTCTGAATCCGAAGAAGACTTAGAAGACTCGTACAGCATGGAAGCCGACGACGAAGATGACGGAATGAGCCCACACGATGCCAGCGATGATCTAGGTCTTGACACTATGGATTTAGATGGCGAAGATGGCGAAGAAGGTGATGAAATGGGTGATGACGAAGATGGCGAAGATTCTGCTATCTACGATATTAAAAATGCCATCGAGGAACTAGAAGCAGCATTTGAAAAACTAGAACAGTCCCATGGTACAGAGCACGACGATATGGATGCAGATTCAGAGTTCGGCGACGAATCAGAGTTCGGCAACGAAAGCGGTGAAGAAGACGAAATGGAAATGATGGGAAGCCATGCATTTGAAAACCGTCGTATGACACGCGAGTACGTCGAAAAAGTTGGTAACGACTGGGAAAAGAACTCACAGAAATCACAAGGTCAAGCGATCGGTGCCAACACCGGCGAAAGCTTTCCGGCTCCTAAAGAAGGAAAGAGCCCAACTAGCTCTGGATCAGGTAAGCCAACAAGCAGCGCCAATGCTCGTAACCTAGCACAAGGCGGAACAGATGGCCAAAGCAATACCGGCACAAGCCCAGCAAAAGTAAACAAAGGTATCAATCCCGAGAAATCAGAGCAGTTTACTGGTAAAGACTGGGAAAAGAACAGCAAAGCTGGTGCAAATGCTGGTAAGACAGCGTTTAAAACAAAAGTTCCTGCACACGGTCTAGCCGGTAACACACGCAACAACGGCAGCGAAGGTACACCAGTTGGTTCTGGAACAGGCGACAAAGCCGGCCAGACTAGCGTATCTCCTAGCAAGCCATTTTTAAAGAAGCTATAATTAGAGAATCTAGATGAAAAATATAGTCTATCTGCGTGAAAATTTAAGTTTTGATCAAGCCGGCGTCGTACTCGAAGGCGACGAAAAGGATGGTAAAAGCCTTTATTTAAAAGGCATTGCTATCCAAGGTGGAATACGCAACGCGAATCAACGTGTCTATCCTGTAGACGAAATTGAACGTGCTGTAAAAACACTAAACGATCAAATACAAAACGGTTATAGCGTATTGGGCGAAGTTGATCATCCAGATGATTTAAAAGTAAACTTGGATCGTGTGTCCCATATGATCACTCAAATGTGGATGGAAGGTCCAAATGGTTATGGAAAGATGAAAATCCTTCCAACACCGATGGGTAACTTAGTTCGTACTATGCTGGAAAGCGGTGTAAAACTTGGCGTCAGTAGTCGCGGTAGCGGTAACGTGAACGACATGAACGGCCACGTATCTGATTTCGAGATTATCACAGTAGATGTAGTTGCCCAACCCAGCGCACCCGGTGCGTATCCTACTCCGGTCTACGAGCATTTGATGAATGCACGTGGCGGAATGAGAGCGTTTAAGGTTGCACAAGAAGTAAAAGAAGATCCAAAGGCCCAAAAATATTTGAAGGAAGCTATGCTTCAAATTATTAAAGGTCTAAAGTAAAGCCCGAGGAGAAATATATGGACGCATTCAAACAGTTAGTTGAAGCAGGTGTAATGACAGAAGAAACTCAATCTGTTATCGAAGCCGCTTTTGCTACAAAGCTTCAAGAGAATCGCGACCAAGTCACAGCTGAACTTCGTGAAGAATTCGCACAAAAGTATACACATGATAAACAGGTTATGGTAGAAGCGATCGATCGGATGTTGAGCGACAGATTAGGCGCAGAAATGGCCGAACTGCACGAAGACAAAAAAGCTCTAGCAGAAGCAAAAGCACAATATACACAGCGTATCAGTGAAGATGCTCGTAAACTAGAAGGTTTTGTTATCAATCAGTTGGGAAAAGAATTAGTAGAGTTCCAGGGAGACCGTAAAAAAGTCGCTGAAAACTTTAGTAAGTTAGAGAATTTTGTTGTACATGCTCTAGCAAAAGAAATCCGTGAGTTTGCTGTAGACAAGCAAGATCTAGCCGAAACTAAGGTTAAGTTAGTTCGTGAAGCTACAAACAAGTTCGCAGAAATCAAACAAAACTTTATCAAGCGTTCGGCTCAAGTAGTTGAAAATGCAATCACTAACAAGCTAACATCTGAAATCAAGCAATTGAAAGAAGATATTGATAGTGCTCGCAATAACGATTTTGGTCGTCGCATTTATGAAGCATATGCTCAAGAGTATGCCAGTTCTTATCTAAACGAAAAATCCGAAACAAGTAAATTGTTAAAGATTATTGCTAAAAAAGATAAAGAGTTAGCAGAAGCAAAGCAAGTCGTAACAGAAAAATCATCACTAGTTGAATCTAAAGAACGCGAAATCCGCATCACTCAAGATTTAATGGAGAGAAAAAATGTTATGGCAGAGTTACTAGCACCGTTGGATGCTAGCAAGAGAGAGATCATGAAAGAATTATTAGAGTCTGTAAAGACTGTAAAACTTAATGAGGCTTTCGACAAATACCTACCAGCAGTTATGGAAGGCCAGAAGAAAACTGTTGCTTCTAAAAAAGCAATGTTATCAGAAGGTACCGAAATAACCGGAAACCGCGAAAGCAAACCCGAGGTAGGCTTAGACAATATTTTAGATATCCGCAAACTAGCGGGTTTAAAATAATTTATTCAAGGAGACAATAAATGTCACAACTATTAAATGAAAGATGGTCAGAGACCAAAGAAGCTCTGCTTGAAGGCCTATCAGGTAACCGTCGTTCTTCTATGCAGGTTTGCTTAGAAAACACACGTAAATACTTGGCTGAAAGCGCAACAGCAGGTGCAACATCATCTGGTAACATAGCAACACTAAACCGTGTTATTCTACCAGTTATCCGTCGTGTAATGCCTACAGTGATTGCAAACGAAATTATTGGTGTACAACCAATGACTGGTCCAGTTGGTCAGATCCACACTCTACGTGTGCGTTATGCCGATTCAAGCAATGAAGTAACAGCAGGCGAAGAAGCGTTAAGTCCATTCAAAATCGCTCAAGCGTATTCTGGTAACGACAATTCTAGCACACCTAGAGCAGCTGCTACAAGTACTCTAGAAGGTACACCAGGCAAGCGTATGACAATCCAGATCTTGAAATCAATGGTAGAAGCCAAGAGCCGCAAGCTATCAGCTCGTTGGACTTTTGAAGCTGCTCAAGATGCACAAGCTCAACAAGGTATTGATATCGAAGCAGAAATCATGGCCGCTTTGGCACAAGAAATTACTGCTGAAATCGATCAAGAAATCTTAGGAAGCCTACGTAACCTAGCTACTGTAGAAGAAATATATGACCAGTCATTAGTTTCCGGTACAGCTACATTCGTCGGTGACGAGCATGCTGCTCTAGCTATCCAGATCAATCGTGTTGCTAACTTGATTGCTCAGCGTACACGTCGTGGTGCTGGTAACTGGGCTGTTATTAGTAACCAAGCGTTGACAATTTTACAATCTGCTACTACTAGTGCTTTTGCTCGTACTACAGAAGGTACATTTGAAGCTCCTACAAACACTAAGTTTGTTGGTACATTAAATAACGCAATGCGCATTTATGTTGATGCATACCTAAGCGACACTGGTCGTGATAACGATCAAGTTCTTATCGGATACAAAGGTGCCAG